GTCAAGTGTTTTCTTTAAGTTATGCACAAATTTTAAAAGGTTAAAAAAATCCCCGCTTAAAGCGGGGTTATACAAGCAACTATAAAAATTTTATAAGTGAATCAAGTTTTTTTAGACTCCCTTTTTTGATAAGGGGTATTAACAAAACTAACAAATCGTATTTTCTGTTTTGCGGAATAGATTGATAATAAACTTTAATAACTCCGCTTGTTATATCTTCGTCAAGTACTTCGTACTCTATATTTGACAAGTTAAAGATTGCACAAACTTGAGTTAAACAATCAGTGTTATTGCAAAAAATATTTGTGTGCTTACCATACATTTTAAAATCCCTTTACTAAATGTTAAAAACTGATTCTAATATATAACAATCTTTAATAGTTGCAATAAATATTTTAAGTTATGCACAAATTTTAAGAGATTGTTTTTAAATGTTAAAAGGTTGTTAAAATATATTTGCGATTGATAAAGGCTAAAAAAATTTGTCAAGTGTTTTTTTAAGTTATTAACAACTTTTTAAAAGATTGTTAAAGATATATATTATATATTATAAAAACTTATAACAGATTTTATGCAGATTGTTAAAAAATTATTTACAATTTGTTAAAAACTGTTAAAGGGGTAGCAGGGGGTTGATGAAAATTTTTTTCATTTCTTATTACACCTAAAAAATTTCTCACAAAAATTACGACATTTGGTAAAAGTCTTAAAAAGTTCTTGACAATTTGCAAAAATTTGTTTACAATTGTAGCAGATTTTGTAATGCACGGAGAACAAAATGTGGAAAGATGTAAGAAAAAACGGTAGCAGATACGTAACAAACTCTGCTTTTGTTGAATTTAACATTGTACCAGACTATAAACCAACCTTTACACTGGCTGATGAAGATCATGACGGCTTAATAAGCTTTCCAAAACTCTTTCTCAGCTATTACAAAGACCCATCAGAGTCAACATTTGTTGAAGATGTCTTTGAAGGAGATTGGAAACACTGGGAATTATTTAAAAATAGCGGTAACATTAATGAAATATATGAATTATTACGTAAACAAGCCGATAAAAGACTGGAATCAGAAGCTATAAACAAGATTATTTCCATTGCTTTTGACGATAATAACAAAAATAACTTACAAGCTCTTAAATTCATCATTGATGGTAAGACTAATAAACCTGAGAAGAAGGTTGGCAGACCTAAAAAAGAGAAGAAAGAGCCTGAGATAGACTCTAAAGACCTGTTAGCAGACATTAAGAGGTTACAATAATGGCTTCACACGAAGAGACAATTGCTGAAATACGCAAACTGGCTGAATCAGATCTTATAACATTCGTTAAACTGGTGGCACCATATAATGTAATGGGTACTTGTCATGAAGATTTATGTAAGTTCTTAACAAATCCTGAAGGAAAGAACTACAGACTTGTGTTATATCCTCGTGCACACCGTAAAAGTTTCTATGCAGGTTGTTACGTAGCTTGGCAGATCGTAAAGAACCCAGCAATTGCTATAGTATATTTATCAGCTACATCAGACTTGGCAGAAGCTCAATTAAGAATGATAAAAGGTATATTAGATTCACCAATTGTGAGAAGATATTGGCCAGATCTTATTAATGTTGATGAAGGTAAGCGTGAGAAATGGACTACTTCAGAGATTTGTGTAGACAGCCCTATAAGAAAGAATGAAGGTACTCGTGATAGTACTGTTAAAGCTGGTGGTTTGACTACTAATATTACTGGTGCACATGCTGATTTAATTGTACTAGATGATATCGTGGTGCCTAAGAACAACAATGAAGAAGGACGTAGACAGGTTGAAGCACAATATTCACAGCTTCAATCAATTCTTAACCCTGGTGGAAGGATTATTGCAGTCGGAACTCGTTACCATCCTAAAGACATCTACGACACCATGCAGAACACTATGGAAGATATATTTGATGAAAATGGTGAAATTATTGGTAAAGAGCCTCAATGGGATATTTTACAGAAGTCTGTTGAAGAGGGTGGTGAATTTCTCTGGAACAGAACTCGTAGAAAGGATGGCAAGTACTATGGCTTCGACTTCAAAGAACTTGCACGAATTAAAGCAGGTTATGTAGATAAGTCACAGTTCTATGCACAATACTATAATGATCCTAATGATGCTGGTAGTAGCCCTATCACACCTGAAATGTTTATGTACTATAATCGTGAACATGTCTATACCAAGGCTGGTGTATACTATATCAAAGACAAACCATTGAATGTATATGCTGCTATAGACTTTGCATTTGCTCTATCACATCGTGCTGATAGCACTGCAATAGTTGTAGTAGGTATTGACAGCGATAATAACAGATATGTTCTCGATATTGACCGATTCAAGACAGACCGTATACAAGATTATTATAGTCACATTATAGCACTTCATAATAAATATAATTTAAAAAAACTCCGTGCAGAAGTGTCAGTGGCCCAACAAGTAATCGTTACGGCTCTAAAAGATAAAATGGCAGAGAACTCGGTGAGACTCGTCATCGAAGATTACAGACCATTTGCAAAGAAGGAAGAGCGTGTTGCGGCTGTCTTGAGACCGTTATATGAAGATCACAAAATCTTTCACTACCGTGGTGGTAATTGTGAAATACTTGAAGAAGAACTTAAACAGCTGAAGCCAGCACATGACGATGTGAAGAACGCTTTAGCAGATGCTTGTTCGATTGCTGTGGCTCCTAAACGTTGGGGCTATCAGAAGTCAATGCAGGCACCAAAACCTTTATCTAGATTTGGGGGAATATAATGCCTAATACACTTGAAATATATAAACTACAAGAACCTGACAGTCTTGCTACAGCTATTGCTAACAAGTATGTTGCGTGGGATAACTCTCGTGATAGGTGGTATGCTGATGCAAGAGAGACGTTAGAGAACTTGTATGCAACTTCAACACACGATATCTTTACACAGTATCATGACTGGGATAATAGTACACATATTCCAAAGATGACACAGATTCGTGATATGTTGATTACATATTATTTAGATGCTATGTTTGGTTTGCCTGATTTTGTAGATTGGGATCCATATGATGAAAAAGGTACAAACTTTGAACTTAAAAATACTTTAAAGTCTGTAATGAAGCAGATGCTGAATGATTCGGATTTTAAACCAACTATCAGACAATTGGTGGAAGACTATGTAGATTATGGCAATGCTTTTGCTACAGCTGTACCATATAGAAAAACTTTACAAGAGTCTGTAATCTATGAAGGTCCTAAAGCATTCCGTATTGATCCTATGGACATCTTCTTTGATCCTCTTGCATCAAGCTTTGAACAAGCACCTAAGATTATTAGAACTACGATGACTTTAGGTGAGCTGATGCAATCTGCAGAACAATTTACAGATGATCAAAACTTATTTAATAAAGCATTCAAGAAAGCTCTGAAGAAACGTCACCAGATTTACAATACTATTGCAGCTAATAATAAAGATGCTATTGTTGATGATATGTGTCACATTGCTGGATTTGATAGCTGGTCTACATACTATGCATCAGATGTAGTAGAATTGCTAACATTCTATGGTGATCTGTATGATTGTGATACAGGTAAGTTGCATAAGAAAACAAGAATTGTTGTAATGGATCGTGCTTATGTGTTGTTAGAAGAACCTATTAAAGACTTTGGATTTGGGTGTAACATCTTTAAAGCTGGTTGGAGAGATCGTAAAGATAACTTGTGGAGTATGTCACCATTAGACAATATCAAAGGTATGCAATACATGGTTGACTTCTTAGAAAACAAGAGAGCCGATGTATTCAACTTTATCAGTAATCCTATGGTGGTGACACAAGGCGATGCTGAAATGCCTGAATATTTGTTCCCAGGTTGTCACATTGGTCTTGATACAGATGCAACAATTCAATTCATTAAACCAGATGCAACAGCACTACAGGCTGATCTATATATTGACAGATATTTGAATCAGATGGAAGAAATGGCAGGCATGCCTAAAGAAGCCATGGGATTTAGAACACCTGGTGAAAAGACTGCATTTGAGATTTCACAACTTAATACAGCTGCTTCGAGATTGTTTAATGAGAAAGTTCACAAGTTTGAAACAGAGATGCTAGAACCCTTATTAACTTTAATGATTAGATTATATCTATCAGATCCTGATAAAATTGTAAGAATTAAAGTTGTTGATGAAGAAGGATTAGTATCTTTTGAAAATGTAAATATTGAAGATATAAAAACTGAAGGCAGATTTGTTGCAGTTGGTTCTACAACTTATACAGAGAAAGCACAGATTGCACAAACATTGATGCAACTATCTAATACAGCTTTATATGCAGATCCTTTAGTAAGTAACTGGATAGATCCTAAAACAGTTGCTAAAGCTTTAATATACTCTACAGGTTTAGATAAGTTTAATAATATTCTTGATCAAAATGCTAGAGTTAAATCTGAATTAGAAATGCAAAGAGCTGCTGAAAGAGCTAATCAAGCATTAGATAGACAACGTGCAAGAGGTATAGAAAATGCTCAACAAGATGCTATGTAGGGTGGATCAGGCTGAGAAAGATAATTACAAACGAATGATAGACAATGCTCAGCCTGTCTTTCAAAAACTTATCGAAATGCTTGAAGAAGATTTGAGCAAAGTAGATTTTGTAGCTGATGAGGATTTTGACAATCCGTCATGGGCTTTGAAGCAAGCTTTTAAAGTTGGATACAAAAAAGGCTTGACAAGATTATTAGAGTATGGTATTATAGATTCTGAAAAATAATTAACACGGAGAAAAACATATGACAGATGAAGCAACTACTTCAAATGTAAATGACATTAACGCTAGTGGTGATACTACAATCATTAACGTTGGAGAGCACTCTGCATATAAATCTGTAGAAGATCTCGTAAAAGGCAAAGCAGAAGCTGATAAGTATATTGCAAAATTATTAGCAGAAGCTAAAGCCAAAGATGAAATGATTACGAACTTAACAGCTCGTGCTAATATCACAGATGAACTGAAACAGATTAGAGAGGCAAATAAAATGGGTACGGAGAATACTAACACTCTAGAGATTACCGAAGACGCTATGAGACAGATAGCTCTCAAAACTATGCAAGAAGAACAAGCATCACAAAAGGCTGCAGCAAATTGGCAAAGCTGTCGAGATGCAGTAGCAACATTAAACAGTGATGTAGATCTTGCATTAAAGAATAAAGCACAGGAATTAGGGTGCACTGTTGAATACTTGCAAGGCATTGCACAGACTAGTCCGAAGGCTTTTAAAAGCATGTTTGGTCTGAAGGATACTGTATCATTTGATTCAGTCAACTTCTTACAAAGTACTAGACATGTTGATAACGAACCTAACAATGAGGATTACAACGAGATGTTGAAGGCTGCTAACAATCCTAGAGTTGCTGCAGATCTCTTTAACAAAGCTATGAAGAATCCAGAGTTGTTAGATAAACTTAAATCATGGTAATAATTTTAAAAAGGATTTGATTAAATGTCTGACTTAAATGGTATTAACTCCCAGAACAGTAAGGCAGTGATCCGTGCCAAGATCTACTCAGGTATCTTACGTGAACAGTTAGAGCCTGAATTGATTGCAATGAACTATGTTGATGTAATCAACTCTTTCCCGGATGGCGACAAATGGGAAGATGTAGAAATGGGTGCTGCAACTGTTACTGATTATCACGAGGGTGAAGAGATTGACTTCAAAGGTCTTGACTTCTCAACTCGTACATTTGAAATTAACGAATATGTAAACAGCGGCCACTATGTAACTGCTAAGTTCTCACAAGATTCTTACTTAGCTTCTCAGATCATGGCAAAAGTTCCGGCTCTTGAAGCTCGTGCAATTGCTGCTGATTTGGAACAAAAGATCTTCAACTTGGCTGTAAAAACCAACTCTATCATCAAACCGAGTGACGCAACTGTTCTTAACGGAATGCAACACCGTTTTGTAGCAGGTTCTACTGAAGATGGTTGGGGTGTATTAACTCCTGAAGACTTTGCTTACGCTACTGTAGCTTTGAACAAAGTTAACTATCACGGTCCGCGTATCGCGATTGTTCCGTCTTACCAAGAATATGCTATCGTTACCAACCCGCGTATCAAAGCTTCCTTAAAGTACAACCCGAGTTTTGAAGGTATCGTACGTGAAGGTGCTATGACAGGTATGAAGTTCTCCTTCAATATCTATGGTTGGGATGTATACACTTCTGAATTCTTGCCGAAATCTACTGAAAGTGGTTTGAAAGACCGTGAAGGTGCTCAATCATTCTCAGCTTTGACTAACTGCGGCGTAGCATTATTGTTCACAAACATTACAGATCGTAGACCGTTCCGTATGGCTTGGAGACAAATGCCGAAGTTCGAAGGACGTTGGAATATGGCAAAACAACGTGAAGAGTATGTAACGATTGCTCGTTATGGTCTTGATGTAGGTGACCAAGAAAACCTTGTTGTCATCTTATGTAAAGACACTGATTCAACAATTACGGCTGCTTAAGGAGAATAAACATGGGTGATTATGTAGATTCTTTCGGTTTAGTACGTTATGTAGGTCGTGGCGAAGGCGTTGACAATTTGTATGATGCTTCCGCAAAACCTGCTGAAGGCGCATACAACGCTATTGAAATTAAGTTTGACGGTGAAGGTATTGTACCAAACGTTGGCACTAAATACGATCGTGCTCAAGCTTATTTACCAGCCGGTTCAACCATTGGTCGTGCTGTTTTATTCATTGAGGAAAAAGGCTCAGCAGCTTCCTTAACTTTGAAAGTTGTTGATAAAGATGGTTCAGATATTTCTGGATTAACAATGACCTCTGAAGCGATTACACCGACTGCTAATGGTCAAGTTTTCAACGTAGATGCTGCAAATGGTAAACAAGTTCCGTTAGCAGTTGATGCTGAAACTGGTGAAATCTTGCCGCCAGAAGAACAAAAGAATGGTTACATCAAAATGGGTGGAACTTTCACTGGCTGCAAAGGCGTACTCAAAATCGAATACGTATAATATAAACTTTAAGGGGCTGGCTACGGCTGGCCCCAACTTAAATAGAGGATATTACAATGGCTGACGTAGAACATTCACAACTTCCAGATGAACTATTACATGAACCAAAGGGTGCGTCAACAGCTGCTGCAGGTACTGTCTACGTAGCCGATGGAGCTGGCTCAGGAGCTTTCGCAAAACTTCCAACAACTTCTTTAGATATTACATTAGAAACAGTAGCACTTATCACAGATCCTGAAGGCACAGCTGAAACAAAATTAAATGAACTTATAACAGCTTTAAAGAATGAAGGATTGATAGGCTAATGAAGACACCAATAAGAAGATTAGACAGCCTTACTCATAATGATACAGCTGCTACTAAATTAATTAACGATAACTTTGAAGCATTACAACAGGGCATTGAAGATGCTCTTTCTCGTTCTGGTAAAACTCCTAACTTTATGGATGCACCACTTGATATGAATATGAACAGGATTATTAACATTGCTGATCCTGTTGACGATTATGATTTAGCTAATAAACATTATGTAGACGAGCAGGTTGCAGCTGAAGCACTTGCTAGACAGTCTGCTGATAACACTCTTCAACAACATATTGACGATGAAGCAACTGCTAGACAAAATGCTGATAGTACTTTACAAGGTAATATAGATGCTGAAGAAACACGTGCAAAAGCTGCAGAGAAAGCTATCTCAGATGTTTTAGATACTTATGGTAATATTGTAACACACGATGTAGATGAATTTGCTACAGCTGCACAAGGTGCTAAAGCTGATACAGCAGTACAACCAAGTGATTTAGGTAATGGTACAATTACTATTACACAAGGTGGAGTTGTTAAAGGTACATTTACAACTAACCAAGCAGGTGATACCACTATTGAAGTTGATGAAGGGTCAGCACCAGTTGTAACAGATGATACAATTTATATAGAAAGTGTAGCAATCACTTCCCAACCTGGAACATCTAGTGGTCATGTTGATGTTACATCTTATGTAGATCCTGATAAAATGTATTATCCATTATTACAAATCAATGGACATTCTTTTGTAGATATTAAGAAAGCTTATTATAACTGGTGTGTATTTAGAAAGAATGATAACGTTAGAACAGTAACATTGTATAAAGTTGATCCAGACGTAATGGTATCAGCATATTTTAATATCTTATTAATACCTGTTGAAACTAACCCATCTACTGTAGTTGTTGAAGGTTTATCAGATGGTTTAGGTGGCACAGGTTCTGAGATTGTTATTGATAAATACCCAACAGAAGGTTCCACAAATGCTGTATCTAGTGGAGGAGTATATGAAGTGATCGATGAAACATTAGGAAATATTGAAGAAGCATTGCAACTTATCAATAGTAGCCAAGGTAGTGCAAGTGCTCAAGAAATTGTAGATGCTACTAACAACGTCGAAGCAATTATAGAGTCAACAGAGGATCAACCAATTCCTACAAATAATCAAGTAATTGCAGAGAGTATTGAAGAATTAGAAAACATTTTAGGAGATAATAACGAATGACAGTTTTATTAGAATTAATTGACGAAGTTAGCAGCATTAAACAAGATTTAAAGACTGCTATTAATGCTAAAGGTGGTTCTTTAGACAATGATACACCTTTTGCAAAATATGTTGGTGCTATTGAAGACATGCCAACAGCTGATGCAGTATTAGCAAAAACTCTATCAGGAAATTTTACATCAAGTGTACAAAATCTTGGTAGTTATACTTTGTCGGAACAAGAAGGATTAACATCAGTATCTTTACCAAACTGTACGATTATGGGAGAAAGATGTATACAGAATTGTCAAAATATAACATCAGCTTCTATGCCACTATACGAAGGTTGGACATTAAATATTACAAATGAAGGCGATGCAGAGGTATATCAAGATGGTGGTCAGTATTGTTTTGAATGGTGTTATAGTTTGATAACAGCTA